AATCCGACATTTGAACAATGTTAGCCATTTCGCTTCTCCATCACTGCACCGGGGGCGATATCCTTATCCTTGCCAGAGGCTTTTCGTACCCCGACAGATCGTATTGCTGTTAACCGCACGCCGGGAGGGAGTTCCTTGTGCTCCTCGGCGTAGTCTCTCACTACAATTGCGCTGGCCCGACGCTCAAGGAGGTCGAACTTATTGTTTTCCTTCACAAATTCCATGAAGGCTTCTGCATCATCTACACTCGCCGTGTAGCGGGTGTTCAAATGAATGGTACCCGACGGCGTCCGCGCAGATGTGGCGCCGGTAGCTTCCAAATGGGTGTCAAAACTGCCAGAGAGACGTGACTGTAGTCTTAACAGCGGCTTAGTCTCCTCATCGAGAGCTGCCTCCAGAAGCGCTATCTGCTGCTTTATCAGCAACCATAGCTCCACCTGCTGAGCGAGCGGAAGCTCTTCGATATTAAAATCCTCAGCTTGTTCTAGTGTTAGGTTCATGATGTCGCTTCCTCAAAAAGTGCAAGCAGCTTGTCTTGCACGGATGCCTTGCGTCGCAGCAAGGCGTATATCCGGCGTTCCACCGGAGTTCCTTGTAAATGCAGCACCTGCTGCTTCTTGGTCTGCCCTACCCTACGAATGCGGGCACAGGCTTGCACGTAGATCTCCAAAGATAATATCGGACAGAACCATATGATAGTGTCCGCCGCCGTCAGGGTTATACCGTGGTGCATAGTCGCTGGATGTGCCAATAACACCTTATATTGCGGAGTAGTCTGGAACGCTTGGAATATCTTGTTACGCTCCTCTGCATCCACGTCCCCGTGAATGATGGCATGGTCTATGTGTTTTAGGGTTTTAGTCAATCCTGTAACCATGTGACGGAACGGACAGAACACAATAACCTTGCCCGACGTTGACTCGATCAGGTCAATCAAGATATCTTTTCTTTCGTCTGCGTCAAGTTCAACCGTGGTATGGTCCTCGTCGTATACGTAGCCGCCTGATATCTGGAGTAGCTTGTTCATAGCCACTCCTGCATTCATGGCAACTATTTTTTTGTCCTTTATGCGCGTTATCAAGTCGTTCACCATATTCTTGTAGGTCTCCATTACCTCCTTGTTCATTGGCACGTCGATATAGCGCTCTACTAGCTCGGGCAACTCTACGACATCGTCCAAAGTGAACCGCACCGCCGGCTGCATCCACGAGTACGCTGTTTCAATCGCGTGCTCTTTAGGGACCCACAAAAACTCGCTCTTCTTAAGCATAAGAGCATCACGAGCGTGGGAGAAATAGCGGGGAACAGTGTGCGGCGTTACGATTCGACACTGCATCCACACATCAGTTGGTGCATTCGGCATCGGGGTGCCGGTTAAACCCCATACCCACTTCATGCCCTCAACAAATTTCTGCATCAGTTTGGAGCGCGAAGAACTGTTACGATACACGGCTAGCTCATCTATGCAGAGGGTGTCTATGTCCTTACGTGCCGTAATCTCGTTGTGGATTACCTGCAGCCCATCGTGATTGATGACAAAGATTTCAGCCCCCGGTGTGGCAAGGGCTTTCAATCGCTGCGCCCGAGTGCCATGAAGAACGGCTACCTTCCGATGCGGGATAGTGCCGAACGCTTGGTTCCCCCAGACAAGCTCTAGCGTCGAGAGGGGCGCCACCACAAGCAGCTTACCGGCCGCACCGACACTGCGCAGATAGTCCCACGCCCACAACACGGTGCGCGTCTTACCGGTGCCCATGTCGTTCAACACGTACGCGCGATGGTTGCTCACCAGCAAATCGCAAGTCTTACGCTGTACGTCGAACGGGGTGTTCTTGTTCCATTCGTAGTAACACATGGGATTAGGAAGCTCGTACCCCAACTTTCTGAGCGTGTGGTATTCCTCAACCCCATGTGGGATAACCCATAGATCGTCTAGAGGCTGTCCCTGGGGGAACAGCGTCGTGACGCCTACGGTGCGCGGCAGCGCCAAAGCTTGGTTAGGCTTTGAGATTATGAGTTCAGGTAGTACCGACATAAAGTCTCCACCGTATAGTTTATGGTGTCATCGTCGTATATTAGAAACACCCTCCCGCCCGCTTGTTCTATCTCGTGCATAGTGTTTATTTGTTGGGGCGTCATCGAATGGTCTTTGTCGCGTTTCGCTTCTACTGCAACAAACCTGCCAGCTACGCAAAGGATGTAGTCTAAGAGCGGCGCTCCCATCCCTCGCGTAACAGGCATGCGGCGAAAAATGCGGCCTGGGTAGGCCGCACTAAGCTGAAGAAGCTTCTTATTGAACTTACTCTTGATCTTCCCCTCGGGGGTCATTGGCTATTTCTCCTTCACAGCAATGTATAATACCGTACCCCCCGCAGTCGGGGCACGCCTCAAATTTCCGCTCTCGTTCTAGAAGCCCTGTGCCGTCGCATCGCTGGCATATCATTAGTAGATCGCTCCCGCATTTTTAAGTTCCGTTGAGACAAACTCATAAAGTTTATCAGCATCTTCTACTATAGTCGGGATATCCCATTCGCCGGCCGCTTGATCCTCGATAAAGGCTCTACACCTGAGCCACAAGCCCGTTTCATGATCTATTAGCTCCGTTGTCATCTGTAGCTTCCTTTCCCGTGGAATTCACACTCTCTCACTGCACACCATTTCGTACATAAGCCCCCCGGCTTAGGAGGAAAATTATTATCCTCGTGAGCCTTCTCGAACGTATCGACCCGCTTCAACAGAGGTAAGATAAAGTCCGGCAGGGTCTCTCTATAATAGTTTATCGAAGTAGTCGTGTCATCGTTCAGCCATACAAACTCTGTCCGAACCACTTGCACCTCAGGAAAGGTCTGCATGACGCAGAGCGCCATTATGCCCAGCTGCACAGAGTTGGGCTTCGGCTTGCCCGTTTTCCAGTCGAGCGCAAGCCCCAGATCGGCATCGACACGCACCACATCAGCGATACCCCGCAGCCACGCCCACTTGCCGAACCACTCGGTAGGGTTGAAGGTCGGGTCAAGGGCGTAGCGTTGTTCTACGTATAGCGTTCCTGGTCCCGCCTTGACAGTATCGACCCAGTGCTGCCATTGCTTCATATTCTCGGGCAGGGGAGCTCTGTCCTCGATCGCCTTCGCCATCGCGGCGTGAACCTTGTTGCCCCAAAGCAGCACCTCGCTTTCGCCCTCAACCGCTGATTTCGTTATATAGTACTCTTTGTACCTCCGGGGGCAGGTCTCGTACGCTTCCAGCTTGGAAAAGGTCCAACTAGTCTTTTTCATGTGCATCTCCACGATGCTTCTATCTCAAGTTGTAAGATAGCCATAGCTCTCCATGCCATCTTCGCCGAGTGTCTCAAACCATCACTATCTCGCGTCCCTCTTTCCAAAAAATGCCGCATGAGGGCGTCCGCTTGATCCATAGACTTATCCCGAGCCCAATGCAAGGGTTCCCCCGGATTGTGTTGTTCATTCCCATGAAACGAAACATGGGCAACCTCTATCATGGCATCCTTGAAATAATCCACAAACCCCGTTGCCACTGGATATTTCTTTCGCTTAGCAGCCTCCGTTGGGAGGGTATCTGATTTCGAACCATTCGTCATGCCCGCTGTCTCCTCTCGCTTGAATAAACCGTCGTAGCCCCAGAGCCATAGCCAGAGCGCTCTCTGCACGTGCGCCGCGACTCGTTTCCCAGTCTCTTAAAAGATATACGGCTTCCGCCTGTTCACAGATGTACTCACAGTCGATCGCAAACGCCGCACGTATCGGCGTGTTAGGGTCAACCGTAGCAGGGTTAAAGACTTCATGCCCCTGCCCTTCAAGTTCCTGCGCTGCCTTGTAAAAGGTTGAGCGGTTGTCCCCCTCTATATTCCGCATTGGCCCAGCCAGATATATCTTCATTGATTTAGCTCCCGTCATATTTAAAATGTATAGGTTCTTCTATTCTTATAACCCAGTATCGACCGTCCCCGATGTGTTTGTCCCCCCATAGTGGGGCCTCCACCTTATCGAATGTGCCGATAACTCTCATATAGCCGTCTTTGAACGTTATGATGACCCTATCTTTTACCACTGGTGCCTCCATGCCGTAGTTGTGAGCCAATATAGCAGCAGATATAGTATCTGCCCTGCATTTAGGCAGCCCATGATCCATAAGCAGCTCCACCAGTTCTTTGTCGTCGGTTGCCCGCCTCAGGGCTATAGTCATAGCTTCAGCGCGATCCATCATTTGCTCTCCATCCATGATCCATAAGCAGCGCATTTAGGCCACCCATGATCCACTTGTGCTCACACAGCACAATAGACTTGTAACGCCTTAACCTTTTGCTCGTCCGCTACAAATTGCGCGCTCAACACCTTGGCCATTTTGTCTATCGCGGAAATAAGCTCTTCAAACTCTTCACGCGTCATCATTTACACTCTCCATAGCTCGGGCCAGGACTCACCTCAGCTTTAAGTGGGATATCCCGGCCCCACCATGGTGCCCTAGTTAACTCTGCAAGAATTGTCTGTGCAGCAGCCGTAGCGTCCTCAGCCTTAACCAAGTAAACTAGCTCATCGTGGGCTTGGTGGGAGAAGCGATACCCCAAGTTATTTAGCCGCAGCGCTGCGTCCATCAAGATCGTTCGGCCTAATAACTCTATTATATTCTGCAATAGGCGGCCAGGGAATAGCTTGATCGGCTTACCTCCGTAGTTGTAGCCCCATTCTGTCCCTATCACCTCTTCACCATCATAAACGGGCATCCTTCGAGGGTTACCATATCGCATCATCAAGCCATTCGGCCCCTCAACCTCCCCGTGCCGTATAGTGACCGGCCCCAGCTTCACAGACGAACAATTGTCAGCCGAGCGAGAAGTCCCCCATACTGTCTCTATGGCCCGCCCCAGCATTCGCCACAACCTTGGTATCGCAGCATATTTCGCTCGATAAGCATCAACGGTTTTTTGTGCCAGTTCCGGTGTCCACTCGATACCTAACCCACTAAGATCGATACCAAATCTCCGCGCGTCAGTAAGGACCATGTTATAAAACCGCCTAACCCCGCACTGGTACTGCAGTCCCAACACCCCTGTCTTAGCAATGAACCCATGCCCCGGATGCTTATTCTTTCTATCGATTTCAAATCCAAACAGGAGTGACCCGAACGAATTGTAAGGATCACCCTGCTTGAATTCTTCCAGCAACGTTTTCTCGCCGGCCAGCCACGCGGTCAGCCGCGCCTCGATTTGAGCCAAGTCACCGGATATAACCACATGCCCCGGAGGCGCTATTAGAGCCCTTCTGATAGCGTTTGTCTGGCCCCCCCTCCCTGCCGGAAGGTTCTGGAAATTTAAGCCCCACTCCCCACTAAGGCGGTGTGTATGGGCCCCCCCATACCGGAGCGGCACGGGCATCTTTATCATAAGGCGAGATATGTTTATTAGCTTCTCGGTGCGGGTTTCTTCGATGGTAGACTTGAACCCGAGCCGTGCCGAAGCTAGCGCTTGAACTACAGGATCAGGGGAATTCCGCAGGTCCTCCATAAAACGATCGGTTTTAGCCAAAGCAGGGATCGTACCTTCCCCGGTCGGGCTAGGCTTGTACTCGATCGGAACTTGTCTGGCCTCAAGAGCTTTCACAAATTTATCGGACGACATGAGGTCGGCTTTAGAGAGGCCGCAGGCTCGAAGAAGGTTAGCCTTAGAGGTTTTTAGGGTGTTAAGGTGTTCTTTCAAAGCAAATTGATTTACGTGGAAAGTAGGCTCGACCGCGCAACGAATGACAAGATCCATAACCTTGAGTTCTTCAGAGGGTAATTCTTGGACAAGCATCTTGAAAATATCACGAGAGCGCTCGTTGTCACGGTTCGAATAGGCACAATAATCGTCCCACAGGCCGGCAGCCTTGATGGCATCGGCGCGCATACCCTTAACTTTGGCAATCGTACTCTTGTCGTGGGGCAGGCCGAGCACCTCGCATACCTTCTCTAAGGTCAACCTAGGCAATATATGCCCCCGCGTCGCTCGTGCTAGGTTCATGCTGTCTAGCATCAAAGCCGGCACGAAACCGAAGCGCCACGCTAGCACTGAATTATCAAATAGGGCGTTGTAAGTGACAGTTGCAGTGGTTTTAGGGTCGAATTGAGACAGAAAATTGCTCAAAGCAGAAACCCCCTCCACAATAGTGGAGGGGTCGTTGTTGATAGCCACGGCACAGATGATAGTCTCGAACCTGTTGTCCAAGATGTACTCTGGCACAGTCATCTTGCGAAGACTGTATTCTTTGTCGTAATAAGATTCGACATCTAGGAACAGGAAATTTTCAATCACACTGGCCATCCCATCAGTTGAGCGAAAGCAAAGAACAGCAGGGGGATTGCGATTGCCGAGGGCACCAATTTGAATACAAAGTGGGATGGCCAGTTTTCCGTCTTCATCACAATCGCAAACGTCAACATATAAATTGACGCCATCCATTGCAAAGTCAACATAGATGTACCTCCTTAGTGCAGTGTCAAGCTTTCAGTGGTAAACAAACCTCGCTCGAAAGCGAGGTCTATCAGGCGTGTCGCCCATAATTTGTTGGCGATTACAAATTGTTCGGTGTTAGGGTTATAGGTTATATACCCCTCAGCATCCAGCTGTTCAAGGATTTCATCCATCATGACGGACGCCCTTCCGCTATTGCGCTTGCCTTCTTCTTCCGCACCCCGTGCGCAGGGAAGCCTACGATTACCTTCCTTTCTTGCCGCTGGCACAATTGGCACGTGGCACAGGACACGTCGTCCCGATACGTAGCAGGGCACACTACAACCTGACGCCCCCTAGGGGTAGTGATATATGTGCGTCCGTGTACCTTCTCGGGTAACACCACGACAACAGGCCCAGCCTTGGCCGCGGACAACTTGTCAGCCTCTTTCAGGTTATCTGCCGATAGGTTAATTGTGAAGCCCCGCTTGTTGGCGCGCTTGATTGCCGCCTTATTGGCCTTAGTCAACGGCTTGTGGGTATAGGTAAACCCCCGCTTACCCTTGTTGGCCTCTACAAGATCGTCAAGAGCAACCTCGTCTATCTTGTCCCCAAGGCCCGGCAGATCGCCAGCTTGGTTGTGCCGCCATAACGTGCCGTCCTCCAATTGGGATATGGCAGTGGTAAATTGCGACCATGTAAGGGTTTGCATTGTAGCCTTGGTATTGCGTTTTACCAATGCGCCCGGTTCTGCAGCGGACAGGATCGACCAGAGTAAACCAAGGGGGCCAATATCAGCATAGCAGCCGTTGTCCTTGAGCGGACATGCATCGGGACAAGTGCTTCTACTGGTAGTTGAGACAGGTATTGGACCCGTCTTTCCATTACCGGATTTAGGGGTGAGATAAACAGCATATGACATGGTGTGGTGTCCCTCTAAGGTGAGAGCGGGCCATCGGGCCCGCCCTTGCTCGCTGGCGGCGTCGCGATTCCCCCTACCCCTCATACGCTTCCGCTTCTTCACGTGTGATGAAAAAGTGGATGCCTTGCGTACATTCGCGGCGGAAATCCGGATCAAATCCATCCGGCCGGGTTATTTCCCCTACCACATATAGCGTTTCCTCACAGTATAAACCGAACGCCTCCGTTCCGCTTGAAAGCCATAGTGTTTTAACCCATTCCGCGCGGCATTTACGCCCGGTTGAATTAACGCGGCGTGCTTCGCTGGGTATCTCCAGTTTAGCAAGTATGCCCTTCCTAAGTCGTTTCCATCCAATGATTGTGCCCTCTGGCAAGATAGAAAGACTAGGAAGTATAGCATCTGTAAGATTGGTATGGCTCAGCTCAACCCCGGTCAATTTGGCGTTGGTCAGGTCGGCACCGCGAAAGTCTGCGCTAGTCAGAACGGCGGAGATCAGAATGGCGTTCCTCAGATCGGCATGGGCGAGGTCAGCGTGGGTCAAGTCAGCATGGATCAGGATGGTGTAGCGCAGGTGGGCGCGGCTCAAGTCGGCATGACCCAGATTAGCGCTGTTCAACTTGGCACCGAACAGGTGGGCACCAGTCAGACTGGCACCGCTCAGGTTAGCGTAGCTCAGGTCAGCGTTGGTCAAGTCGGCACGGATCAGATTAGCGCCGCCCAGATTGGCCCCGCGCAGATCAGCGTTTCTGAGATCGGCACTGCTCAGATTAACGCCGATCAGATTAGCGCCGCTCAGATTAGCGCCGCTCAGATTGGCCCCGCTCAGGTTGGCGCCGGTCAGGTCGACGCGGCTCAGATTGGGACGTAAGAAATCACGGGTGCCGACGGCGTAGGCTGCTAAAATTTCATCGCGTGTCATGGTGTGGTGTCCTTCTCTTCACGATGTAGTTGTAATGGTTCGGGTCGAATACGTATGGATAAGCCACCTTGAACAAAAGTCTAACTAGCCTTTCCATCTGTATTCGATCGTCTTTCACCTTTTTCTTGTAAGTGTGTAAGTTTCTTCTCCTCTCGTGTTTGGGTGTGGCGGTACTGAATATCTTCTTCTCTTCTATTAGTTTAGGAGCAACAGGCTCTTTGAACGGCACGGGCCGTGCCGCTTTTTTACGGGCTTGATACCGTAAAGTCCGTTGGCGTTGTTGTTCTTTGACCGCGGGGTCGTTTTTACGGCGCTCTTTATACGCCTTATCATAGGCTGCTCTTGCAGCCAGATCTTTGTGGGGCATGTGGTGTCTCCTGGCCTCATCAGGCAGCGCATAACGCTGCTACGGGGGCGTACCCCCGTTTCGGCCTTACGTGTGGGGCTTGTAAATTACCCCCGTGTAGTACCGCCCTCCAGGACAACCTGGATCGGTAAAATGATCACAGTTAGCTTGTGCCTTCACCGCGGTAGCGAACGCCGCGTCCGAAGTGAACACACCAAGGTACGCAACAAGATGAACCTCTCCATTCTTGGCCTGCACCGCTAGCAGCTCATTACTTAGACTGACAGCCTCCGCCTGCGTTGTATATCCGCCAGTCGGATCGGGATACGTAAAAACATTTCCAAACGTCCATGGCGGAGTGTTGAGATTGTTCGGCAGCACAACCTCACCCAACACAAACCAGCAATTTTTCATGGCGAGTGTAGTCGGGCAAAGAGCGGCTTGACTGGGGGTAACGGCAAACGGCGATAGTACCGCAGCGGCCAACAGTATGTTTCGAAGCGTCTTCATCTCACTTACCTCCGGTCTTCACGATAGCAACAAAATAATAACTCTCACACGCGGTCGGCGTGCACTTGACGGTCAACATGTCCCCAGCCAATTTGCCGATATCCGCGATCGTAGGCTGCAGACCAAGATATTCAACGTGGGTATAGTTTCTCGTCTCCTCAGTCAAGAGCAACGAGGCTTCCACCGAGGCATGTGCCAGAGTGTCGAACCACGGCAGACCGTTAGGATACTCCCGCATAAGTGAAATATCCCATTTATGTGCCTTTTGGTCATACGTTGCAGCGGCCCCGAACACAGTCCACCCATCGTTAACCGCGAAAGCCGGTAGGGCTATGGCAGTAGCAAGTAGCGTCGCACCAAGTAGCTTCTTCATGTAGTTTCTCCTCTCGTGGTAAAATAAATAAGAGGGAGTGGCGATTTACCAGATCGCCACTCCCGAGCACCACTAGGTGGCGCTCACCCCTGAGACACCACTATCAGGGGCCTGTCTCTTCAGATCTACGAGTTCCTGAAATAGTTGTTGTTCTTCCATTGTCAAGAGATGCGTCCTCGGCAGGGCGTCAAGCCGAGCTTGTAGTTGTTCACGCCTCTTTTCCGTGTCCATCTTTGTGTTTCCCAAGTTTATACGTTCTCGCGTATAAAGTCGCAGTATACGCGAACGCGTTTATAGTGTCTCCCAGTGCTCAGAAATTAAACTGGCAATTTCGTCAAACGGTACACCTTTGTCATTGAGATCAGCCAAGGACCTAGCAACACCGAAGGCTCCACTATCGCTCTTCATGCCCGCCTCATCCCGGACCACTCTGGGGAGAAGAACAGTGCTACCCTCACATAAATATACGGCACGTTCATGATTCGTATAAGCAGGAGCGAACTGTTTTCCCAAGACACGGCACAGCACGCCCAAGCAGCAATATCCGTCCCCATCGTGCAAGACGGTCTGTGTCTGTTTGTATTCACCTGATCGTAGCGCTGCTACCCACAAGTCTTTTACTTGTTCCTTCATGGTGGTGTCTCCTTACGATAGCAGCATTCTAAGCCCGTTTACGATTGCGATAATGCCGATCGCAAATATCCCCCAAGCTATAACCGCTGACACTGAAATCACGATCGTCTTCTCCAGCTGAGTCATTGCAGCGTCTCCTAAGGGTTACCTCAAGGGGTTCAGTTACATCAAGCTCGCTCAACACGTCCCACGACGTGTCAAGCAACGGAATTTCTTCACCGCCTCCTCCGTCTTTGACAGAGGGAGGCCAATCAATCCACCCATTTTCCAACTTGGCAGTCATGGTCTTATCCTCGATTGGTAGTTGACGGTCACATAGAGACTACCGTCAGAGCCTTTTAGGGTTTCAGGGACCGCGGTAGCTGCATAGAACGCGTCCTCGCCGGTAGGGGTGAACCCGCACACGCCATTCGACATGTGAAGCTCTATTCTAGCCCGCAGGAACGGGTCCGACTTGTCCGCCTGTATGTAGTGCTCTGTGGCCTCTAAACGCTTCGGATCGTATTTCACGCGTCACTCCCGTCACGCTGGCGTTCCCTGGCTTTCAGGATTGAGCATATCGGTACGCACGCAAGAAATTGCAATGCTGTACGGCTCCCAGCCGTGATGGAAGGCGTCAAGTAACATCTCGACCTTGCGAGCGTCAAGTTGTTTCATGCACTCCACCTTGGACACGAATACGTCGCTAGACACGCCATCGTCGTATCCTTGCAAGGCTGCAACCGTTGCTATGATCTTGAACATAGTCATGGTCCTCTCTCCATCGTTTAGATCACATCTGGCTTAACATTTAGTGGGGGACGAAGTTGAAATAGAAGCGCGGGCTATGGGTGAACTCCATACTACCGGTCACGTTGTCGGCCCGGCGACGCACAACCACGAAGGGAGCGGCGAAGTCGAGTATTTCGAACTCCTCCCGTAGTTGAGCGGTATTCCAACGCTGATGTGCTTGCTCCAAGTCACGCTGCGGCTGACCAGTTGCGATCATTTCACGACGTACGTTCTCTGTTTCATCGACCATGGTCATGGTCCTCTCTCCACCAGTAAAGGGCTTTAACTAGTTGATCGTGCAGATTATGGGCTTCATCGATGCTAAGCTCGGCCAGAGATACCGTGCCACCGCGTGGTCCGTACAGCGAGATAATGATACCGGGCTTATCAATATTGGTCATATCGTTGTAGGTGACAGTGGCGGAAACATAGCGTTTTAAGGTAGTCATTGTTCCCTCCTTTCCACATGGCGCCCGCGTTCCATCAAATAACCCGTGGTGTAAGCGTCGCGCTCGTCGTCTGATTGTAGATAAACCGGGATTAACATCGGTCGCGGGTCGCGATAATCACGGCACCCAAGCTCGTGCGCTGCAATCATACGTTGTATCTTGAGGCCGTCCATGAACCTCGCTTTTCCTTTACCCCAGCGGGTCTGTTTCAAAGGGTTATCGTTCATTGTGGTATCCTTTCAGGGTTTAAGGTTGAAAGATGCGTTTGAACGCAGTAGAGAAATTCTGATCGTTGTATCGCTTGTAAAGATCGTTGCCATCAATTCGTTTTTCGTTCCACGCCTTGTGGAAAACGTCCCAAGCATGACCTGCGTTCTGCACCATGAACGGATGCAAGTTGTGTGCCTTTAACGTGTCGAACAATCCTTTGCGCAACACGTCGTAGTCGTGACCTTTGATCTGCATGGTGGTGTCCTTTCATTCGTATTGACAAACTGCACTATCTTGTTTCCTCCTGACTGGCTGGTACGCGGTAAACCAGCGTTGACCGACAACGTAACCGACATGGTACGTCTTACCGGCACGGTCGTCGCGATACATTTTCCGAACCTTGCCACCGACTTTCTTGCGTAGTTCCTCCACGGTTGCTGCATACTCGCAATTCCCGTACTGGTCGCGATAAAGCATTACTATACCGTTCATGGTGGTGTCCTTTCTCAGTTTGGAGCGGCACGGGGCGGTGTCCCCGTTGTTCGCTGGCGGCGTGCCGTTTGATAGGCTCCCGTAGGGGCCTATCAGGCTGCAAGCCCTTAGCCAACCAGTGTGGGCCGGAAAGATTGCTTGAGGATAGCGGTTACGTCACCATCGCTAGCCGTCTTGGCAGCAACGGCACGCAGCAGCTCGCCATCACAGATCTCATCAAGATATGTAACCGCCTTAGCCTTAAGCGCTGCACCGCTGCCAAACTGAGCGGACACAAATTGCTTTTCCACGTTATTGCTTCCCCGATCATGGTCAACATAACGCGTCACAGCGTTGAGTGCGGCCCATGCCGTCCCTATGTGCGTGTTGTTTTCCTCCCGCACGGTCTGAGTGTAAGCTTGAGACAGTTCGTCAAACTGGTTCAGCTTGCGGGTGGACACGTCATCCCGTCCTGCTTCGAACGGAATATCGAGAACATGCCGGAACAACTTATTAATTTGCTCCTTCTCCAGATGCCTCGTTGCCATCTCCTCGCCCATCGCCTTATATGCTGCGAAGCCACTGATAACCTTCGCTAATTCCTTGCCAACGCGGTTAGCGTCAAACTTGCTGCGGTGTGACGTAGTGATCCTGCTTGCTCCCCCATCGGCAAGGCCAGCCTGGAGCGTATTATTGCATACGATCTTGACCATCGTCGCAAAATTATGGGTGGCCATTGTGCCGTCAAAACTAGTCGTCATGGCGAGGTATGCGTCGTGCTTGGCCCCTGCAACGGTCATCCCCCCGTTGTACTTAGCGGTCGCGAATATGCGCTCACCCTGCAAGAGCGCAGCGACTGATGACATCTGGAAATCAGGGTTAACCGAGATGTACTGCCGGAACCACTCACGCAATTCGCTCGGCTGAACCGGCTTGTACTGGTCAGACATGGTCCGGTTCGACAGGACATGATGTGTGTCATGCCGCACGATCGCGTGTTGATTTTCTAACCGTATCACCGTACCATCAGCAAGGTGGGCATAAGCCGGTACTTTAAGCGCCTCGAAATCCAAACCTCCCTTACTCCACCAAGTTTCGATGGTGTCGAGAGGCTGCATGATGTGGCCAAGTCCGTGCCACGCGGGTTTGTCGAGCGCTGCATTGATACGGCCGTTAGTCTGTTGGATAAGATGTGCCATGGTGATGTCCTCGTTTGGTGCAGAGTTGATGCGGAGCGGACGCGGTGGCCCGGCCTTGTTCGCTGGCGGCGGATCAGGGTTTAGCATGTCTCTTCGTTTCAGGGCTGGAACTTTATCATAGCATCGTCAATCAAGCGGTTACACTCGTCCTCTCCTACCATTTTGTATAGGTGCAGCATGATATAGTCGGAGCGTCCAAGGGTCGGATGCACGCACGCACCCCACCCGTCCGTTGGCCCGTGAATAGTTTCGACGTATGCTTGTGCCAGTTGTTGTGCAGTCATTGCCATGGTGTTACTCCACGTTGTCACGAAGCCAATCATCGGCAGCGCCGTAGTAGCCTAGGCTCGCCATGATCCTTGCGGGCTCACGCCAGAACTCGGGCAAGCTCTCGACGAATGGTGCGGCTTCCTCTTGCGAGACATACCCATACCCTGAGTGCTTGTTACTCCAGTCAAGCATGGCACGAACGGCATTGGCGAATTCCTCGTTTAAGTAGGCCATTAGTCTTGTCCTTTCAGTGGTGGGGTTATCGGAACAGCCTTTCCGCTACGCTCAGGCTTATGCAAGGTATGTGCCAGTTCCCGTCACTAAGGCCGATAGCCCGCAAGGCTTCGATCAGTGCGGTAGGGGTTCGAGGCAGTGACATGGCATGAGCCACAAAGATCGGCTCTCCTGCGCCGTAGGCATATAAATCTCCAAGGCCGCCGAACCCAAGATACTTAAATTCCTTCATGTTGGTGTCCTCATTTGGGGCCGCAGCGGACGCGGTGGCCCGGCCTTGTTCGCTGGCGGCGGACGCGGTTATAGCTAAAGTTGGACGCGGTCGCATCTAGGGTTGTAGGGTTGTAGGGTGCACAACTTCGTAAACCGGCAAAATTTATATGTCTAGGGTTGTAATATTGTAGGATGCACCAAGGCAAAGGACGCGGTTATAGCTAAAGTTGGACGCGGTCAGGACGCGGTTTAGCACAGGACGCGGTTTAGCACAGGACGCGGTCAGGACGCGGTTTAGCACAGGACGCGGTCGGGATTGGGGTGTCCGCAGGGGGAGGGGAGGGCTAAGTTGTTGATTTTATTAGATTTCAATTGCCACGTGTATGGCTAATGGCTTACAAACGGGACAAAAATGAGAGCCCGACTTTGTGTAAGGGTTTCAGGGTGTTAGGTCAAAATGGCTTAAAACCAGCGATTTCGGCGATAGAATATATAGAGAATTACAAAAACCGAGGACCGCGTCTTATTAAGAAGTATAAAATATTTATACTTCTATCTATTTTTTGCAAATATTTTAATAAAATCAATAACTTACATTTCCTCCTCCCCCTGCAGGACTCGGTGGACGCGGTTTTTTGTAATTCACCCCTAGTCTTATCTTCAAAATCGCTGGTTTTTAGCCATTTCACCCTAACACCCTGAAACCATTAGATATTATTGGGATACCACTACTTACCCGACAGCCATTCAAGTCTCACACTTATAGGTTGTTAGGGTTTCAATCCGTTCTAGGGGCCTCTTACCTGCGCAGCCCCAAGCCTACAGCGGCTGCCAGCGAGCAAGGGTGACCCGGTCGAACCGGCCGGCGCAACCGAGGACACCATACCATGTCGAACACTCTTACCCTGAAGCCCCAGACTACCGCTCTGTCGAATGATCAACTCTTGGCCATGCTTATGGCAGAGCGGGAAAAGAGCGCGGTTCTGCAAGCCAAGCTGAACCAGCCTCGCAAGGTTACATTCAAGGTCGGGGAAAAGGGGGCGCTATCGATGTACGGTCTGGGGCGGTTCCCTGTCACCCTGTACCGCTCGCAATGGCAGACGCTGCTGGCCAACTCCAAGGCGATAGAGGAAGCCCTTACCCTGCCAGGGTTAAAGGACAAGGGCGAGTAGGGCCAGCGAACAAGGGTGGGCCAACTGGCCCACCCTAACCCCTGAAAGGGCCCCACATCATGACCATCATCGAAACCGTAGAGTTCCCCGACTTCGAAATCCCCGAAGCCTTAGCGAAGGCGCTTGAAGAGCGGCTAAGCCAACGGTAACCCCACACTGAAAGGACACCCACAACATGACCATTACTGAAACCGCCGCCTATGCCTCTCTGGAAACGGATGACCTTGTCACACTGTTGGAAATCGCCGAAGACGTCTTCACTGACGTCCACACCTTGGATCGTGATGAGGCACATGAGTTCTATGGCGAGGCAATGCCAGAGCTACGGGGCCTCCTACTGAAACTCCGAAGCATAGACGCTCTCCCCTGATTCGAAGCGTAGTAGGGTTTCACGGTCCGCCCCGGCGACGGGGCGGATTTTTTTTGCCCCCCGCTACCCTGGACTTGGGGGGTGCCAGGGTCGCGCGAAGATCCACTTTGAAAATATGTAGGACCTAAAATCGACACGTTAAGACTTTATTAACGTTTGGTCCCTATCTCAAACCCTACCACCCTAAAAGGGATTCAGATGCCCCACCAATGCCGTCTAGAGACCGCTGAGAGCGTTTTAGGGTTTTAGGCTACTACCCTAGCCAAGGAAAAAACGATGTCCTACGGCGCCCGTGCAGTCGGTTTGAGCTTTAACCCGTCCAACGATAACAACGTAGATAAGATCAAGGCGCTCTATGCCGAGATAATCAACTTCTGCGATATCGCTCGCTGCAGTACAACCGATAGTGAGACTAGGCGGCTTTACAGTGTTGCGATCACCGAAGCGCAGACTGCCCAGATGTGGGCTGTGAAGGCAATCACTTGGAAGGCGTGACCCCATGGTCGATATCCGGGAACTGATTAAGAAGAACCAGCAACGCTGGGACGCTATGACCCTTCTACCCGCCCGCAAGGCGGGGGTGCAGATCAGGGCCAATGTAATTTTCCAGAACAAGGCCCGTTTCCAGACCGCTGCAGATCTCCTACACTCCAAGGGTTATGCGCAGCCACCGTGGTGGTTCATCGGCATCGCTGCCGAGCGCGAGGCGGGTGTGCCCCATTGCTTCGAGTGCCAGCTTGCGCAGGGCGACCCGCTGGGTAAAGTATCCACACATGAGCCCGCTGGCCGCGGCCCGTTCTTCGGCCCGGACGCGTTCGAGAGGAGTTGTCTGGACGCCCTCATCGATTGTCCTCCCCATGCGGCGTTATGGCACGACTGGACTCCGGGGGGCGTAGCGACAATTTTTGAAGAGTATAACGGGCTGGGATATGCCGGCCGCGGGGTGCCCAGTGCGTATGTGTGGAGTGGCAGCGATCAGTACGTGTCCGGTAAGTATGTTGCCGATCACGTATATCGCGCGAGTGCCGTGGATGTTCAGGAGGGCTGTATGCCGCTCCTCAAAGCCCTAGAAGCCTACGACCCTACCATAACCACAAGCTTCATGACTAGCGTCCCGGCGGGCCCGTTGGCTCCGCCCTTGCTACCTAAAACCCTACCACAGTTGCCCCACCTAACGGTAGCGACTCCTGCTTCTCCCCACCCTTCGATATGGGAGATATTGCTTAATACTATCAAGGCGATGTGATCAAGGCGTTGTGATGGTATTTACGAAGGACATGCTCCGTGCCGTGTACGACATGCTGGAGATGACGGAACCGTTCTGCCGATGGAACCTGCCACCCTCCGAGGATATTGAGTTCGCGGTTACACAGAGTCCCAAGATTAGCGGCCGGTGTAGCGTTGGGGAAGGGCCGACCTTCAAGCTTGAAGTTTCTAACAAGCTGCACACATACCCTAAAACCATGATGGCGACAATGGCTCATGAAATGATCCACGTTTATCAGGCGTGTGCCGGCATCGAGTTCGACGACGGACAGGGATTTAAGGTGTTGGCCGCTGAAGTGTGCGAGGCTCATGGGTTCGATCTGGGAGCATTTTTATGATGACACTGTTGAAGGGTGCTTGGGTTGTAGGGTTGTTGGCTCTGACGGTGAGTGCGTTCGGGCGAGGGGGGCCGGACCAGTACAAGGATGTGCCTCCCGCCGTGCAGGATTGGTTCAAGGCGGTGAAAAATGAGCGCGGTGTGCCATGTTGTGACCTTGCTGATGGTCATCGTACTGCTTGGCGGTATGCTGGAGATGGTGTTACTTTTGAAATTCCTGACCCGCGAGAAGGCCATACGGGAGAATGGGTTCGAGTCCCGGAGGAGGCGGTTGTAAGGAAGTACGGTAACGTCGTGGGGGAGGCAGTGGCATGGTACGATTTGACATACTCCGCAGGTTCGCTGTATATACGGTGCTTCGTGCCGGAACAGGAAGTTTGATATGGCCAAGCTGAGTAGCAAGACAAGACAGGCGTTACCGAAGAGTGATTTTGCATTGCCGGGGGAAGGCAAGGGGTCGAAGGGGGCGGGTGCTGGATCGTACCCAATCCCTGACGCCTCTCATGCACGCAACGCCCTGGCCAGGAGTGCTAACAAGTCGCCCGATGTTAAGGCAGCTGTACGGGCTAAGGTGAAGTCGAAATTTCCAGCCGTAGGGAGTAAGTGATGAACTATAAACTGTCGATCGAGGAAGTTCGGGAACTTATCAGATATCATCTGGATAGTTACTCCGACGATGCGCCGCTCCATGTTGCTAGTCTTAGCGCACTGTATCTTTCGCTCCATGACAAGATCGGTGATGAAGACGAGTAAGGGGGAATGACAATGATACAATGGGGATGGGTTGATACGGGTTGGTTGGTGGTAATTTTTGTGATCGGCGGGTTGGCGTATTACTTCTATACGCATTACTCGGCGATGCTCAAGACGACGGGGTCGCAGCTCGGTGCCGATATCAAGACGGCGGCTCAGACGGTCGAGAAGTCGAACGTGAGTACTGTAATCCCAAACACTTCAGCTGCAGTGAAAGAAGTTGTAGCTGACGTGAAAAAGGATCTTTAATGTTCGAGGTGACGGGTCTTCCGGGTGTAGGATTAATTTCGCTTGAGAGTGCGGTAGTACGGGCGGCATTGGAGGGGGTACCTATCGCTGCTCTCAAGCGGATTTTTCGACCGGGTGACAGTGTGGACATTCGGGATATCCTGGCAGCTGCTAAGGCGTCCGGGGTGATTCTTGACCTGCCCAGTGAAGACTGGCCGCCGTTCCTGCCTGTTGATAAGAGGGGGCCGATGGTTCCCAGGCGGACTGTGGCGATCGACGACGGGGAGCTTGTTTTTCAGCTGGTTAAGCTGTTCAAGACGACGCGGTTGGAGAGTAAGATTCTTCTGACGTTCATGCGTAGGGGGCATGTTAATCGGGCGCAGTTACACGATATCGTTGAAAGTAATCGGGGGAACCCGGACGAGGCGACGGATGAGAAGATAATTGACGTTATCATCTGCAAGCTGCGTAAGAAATTAACATTGAAGGAGATAAAGCTTACAACTGTACACTCTATCGGATATGAGATGGGGGAGGCGGATAGAAAAAAGTGCTGGGAATACCTTAATGTCCCTGAGTAGACGGGACGTTCTGGTTAATGGGGAAGACATTAAGCACAACGCGTTTTGGTGTATGCGGATCGTGCAAGGTGTATCTAATCTCTCTGATGAGTTCGTCGGAGAGTTCCTGTTGAACGCTATCAGTGTCTATGGTTCGGTTGTTCGTATCCAGACGCTCGAAACGATTAGTACGTCGATGTTGGCCGGTAACATTACACAGGAAGCGTTGGGCGAGTCTATAGATAGGCTGTGTGCCTTGTTGGACAAAGATTCGTTCGCTATGGCCGAAAAAGCCCTCCTGGTTCAGGAGGTTTTGGATGCCCCCAAACAAAAGCACTAACAAAGGAACGTAACATGTTCAAGATATTCGCAGTTGTTATGCTTGCCTCCGGTGCGCACGGTCATTTCGTGTCGAAAGATACCTATCCTACGGCCGAAGCCTGTATGATGGATATCGAAGCCGTGAAAACGGACATCGAAACGGAACTTCGTGCGGACAACGATCCGCTGGAGTCAGGTTACATTAGCTGCACTAATGTTAACGACCTCCCGGTGGAGGACGACGAAGAAAAGTAAGCTACATCTTCTATTAACGGTCGGCTGTTACGCCATTCCATTCATGGGGATAGCGTAATGGTGCCGCATCAACCGTTCACCGAGGATATGAATTATATCCTAGGTTCCATTCATGCAACAGTGAAGACGTTGCCCGACCGCATGGATAAATTTGAAATGGAGATGAAGGCTACCATTGCGGGATTGCATACTCGCCTTACAGAGGTCGAGAAGACGCAGGCGCACATTGCGGGGGCCAGGAACACATTGAACTGGTTGATCGGGATCGCCACGGCCTGCTGCAGCGGGCTGCTTACTGCGTTGTTTATGCGAAAAGTTGGTTAGTTTATCCTTTGTGTCGTTAGCACCGGTGCACCGGAAACCGCTGGCACACGCTAGGGCAAGCGACATCCGGGGTTGGAATCCCGGAAGCCCATTAAGTCCAGCCAGCAGCTGTTATTGACGCCCCTCTAGGTTTTATCCTATTTTGACTGAATAACGCCTTGCTGATGGCTAAATATTGCCCTCCAGCGCACGCTAGGCAGGCGTATTGAAGGGCGTCTGCGACGTGGCTGTATTCATCCTTTTTGGGGATGACCCGGCGAAGCCCGCTCACCTTGGCGTACTCGAATTTGTACCCCCCGCCTAGGGCTCTAATTAGTTTGGGGCAGTTCTCACGATTGATCAACATGCTGGGCCCCCCTTGCGTGTGCCGGCCCAGGAAGCTCTCCACAGCTCGAATGCGGGGGTCTAGATTGTTAGTAGGCGCTGGAATGCAGGGGAAACCTAGCCGAGTAATAAGCTCGAACGAGGTCTCTTCGGTGTGACTGGACTTAGCGATGCCGGCAGGGTCGCCTACGATCGCTACCTTACATCCGAGGTATTTCGATTGCATCAGTCTGCCGCGCAGGTTCTGCTGGCAGTGTTTTTCTAGGCCTATGTTATCAGCCGAAACTTCCTCGTGAACTAGGAGCCGGCCTAAATGATCGGGTTGACAAATAACTGACCATGGGTCGCGTCCGAAGTCCTGGCCAATAATAAGGGGATAGCCGGGGATAACTTCAGTCCCGTCCACGACATGCCATCCGTGTCGAAATGTTTCGTAAAATACTGCCCTGCCGCTAGGGTCGTCACCATATTCTGCTTTAACGTATCGTTTAACAAAGTTGCTATCGATACCATGATCCCTCACCATGCGATTGTAATATTCCCGCCCCCGTTCTATGCGCTTGGGATCGCTCAGGGGAAGGTTTTTCGTGTCGGCAGTTTGCAGTAGGTACTCTAAATTTTCCGCGTTCCAGTCTAGTCCAGAAGGCTGTATGAAAACGTCCCAATCCGGGCGTTTTTTAATCATGAAATCATGCCACGGCGTCATCAACGCCGGCATGTTAGTATCCGCCACGATACCGTTCCAGGTCGGTGCCCCCTTTGCGCCGCTTGGATAACGACCGATACGACCGGTGAGCGGACCTAGGATTGAGATATCCATCTCGATGCACTCTGAGAGCCATGCCCCAGTAAGCTGCATGGAGAGCAATCGACCTTGATCGCTTGCGTCTTCGAGAGGCAAGAACATCCATTCGCTTCGAACGTGGTCGAAATTGACGTGGAAACAACTCTCTGAGACTTTCCATTCGCCTAGTCCGTTAGCTGTTAGCCACGTCTCGCAGTCCTTGAGGACCGTGTCTTTTAGCTGCTTGAGGGTTTGCCGGCAGACTGCATATCGCGTATAAGACAGTCCATCGTCTCCAGGCGTTTGAGTAATCGCTCTTCTAAGCAGTTCCACAATGACGCCGGTAGTCTTCCCAGAACCCAGAGGGCCAGCAAGTAGTCTTCCAAAAGCTTCTGATCTTGCGAATCTGGCGATTGTTGGAGGTGCTGTATAATCGAACATGGTTCTTGCATCAATTTACCGTGAACGAGTTGAGGGTGCATGCTACTAGGGCTAGTGTTGGTGCAAGTGCGAGACACTTCATAATGTAGGTTTCTCCTCGATAAGGGGGGGAGTGCTGTATTCCATCTTGTGGTCCTCCCCGAGATTTATGATGATCTTGAACTTTTCTTGCTGCCCACCTATCTGTGGTTGCTTCTTCAAGCCCGCCACGTCTGCTAGAAGCTTCATAGCCTCTGTTACGTGGTTCAGGGGCTCGCTTCTGTCTATGATGCGGGCGAACAGGTAAGGTAGGCCTTGCTCGAAGGCGATCGCCGTTTCGACCTGATTGCGGGATGCAGTGTTAAGAGAGTTGGCCCAGTCCGACCGAAAAACTTCAAGGAGTTCAATAAACCGGCTGTCTTTGTTAAGCTTATCGTAATCCAACTGCGATAAGCCTAAAGAAGTTAAAATGTCCTCTACGCCCTTCAGGCCCATGGCTAATTCGCGGGCCAGTGCACTTATAAGTTGGGGCGTTGGGGCTTTTGTTACCTCCGAGGTATCATGGCCGCTCTTGGCAACGCTGGTGTTATTCAGGCTATCCCTCCCGCTGTTCTTGACGCTCAGCAACAGAAAACGGCGTCTATGCAGGCTCAGGCCCAGAGTTCAGCGCAGCAAGCGCTGAGTGCTCCAGATGTATCGACGTTAGTAAGCTATGTCAAGGGTCAATTCGAAATCTTTAGGAACCATCGCAATACGAATGCGGGATGGTCCGAGCGGCTGCTAGTTGGGCTGCGGGCCTTCAACGGTCAGTATGACGAGACTAAGCTCCACCAAATCCGTCGTTTTGGTGGTAGCGAAGTGTACATGCGAATGATTGCCCAGAAGTGCCGGGCAGCTAGTTCACTTCTGCGGGATATCTATCTAGGGCCCGACCGTCCCTGGGGATTGCGGCCACCGGACGATCCCGTTATTCCGCAGGAGATTTTGGAGAAGATTGACCAGCTGATGCAGACTGAACTGCAAATGGTTCAGCAGACCTCTGGTCAACCGCCTCAAGGTACTGACCTTCAACAGCGCAAGATGGCACTTATGCAAAGTGCCCGGGATGCGGCTAAGAAGAAAGCCGCGGATCAAGCGCAAGCTAGCGAGGACAAGATCGATGAAATTTTACGAGAAGGAGGATTCTACCATGCCCTCGCTGAGTTCTTGGTGGATATCGCTATTTTTCCTTTCGCTTGTATTAAGGGACCGGTGGTTCGGGTTATTCCTACTGTAACTTGGCCCGATGGAGGGGGCCAGCCAACCGTTCAGATGAAGCCTACGCTTACGTGGGTCCGGTGTTCGCCGTTTGATCTTTGGTGGACGCCTGGGGTAGCCGATATCAATAATGCCAACATGATTGAGAAGTCGCAAGTTACCCGCGCCGAGTTGAACGAATGTATCGGGCTGCCGGGGTACAATGATGAGGAGATCCTGGCGGTACTTGACGAATTTGGGAGAGGGGGCTTATATGACAACTGGGACACGACCGATGCTGAGCGAGCGCTCCTAGAGAGCCGGGAGAACCCCGCTTGGAACCGGTCCTCCATGATGTCCATGATGGAGTTCAACGGTAATGTCCAGGGCCGCATATTGCAAGACTATGGTCTCGCGGTTCCCGACGAACTCCGAGACTATCACGTCCAAGTCTGGTGCATTGGTTCCCACGTTATTAAAGCTCAATTGTCACCCTCTCCGAGGATGCGACACCCTTATTTCATCACAAGCTTTGAAAAAGTACCCGGCACTCCTGTCGGAAATGGACTTACCGATCTTCTGAGCGACGTGCAGGAGTGTTCAAACGCTACCTTAAGATCTCTAATTAATAACCTATCTATTGCGTCCGGCCCCCAGGTCGTTATCGATGATGATCAGTTCGACCCTTCCGAAAACACGGAGGACCTTTTTCCTTGGAAGCGCTGGCATGCCCGAAAAAATTTATTGGCCGGGGCCCCTGCAGGTAATAGAGCCCCGATTGAATTTTTTCAACCCCAAGATAACAGCGATAAACTTGTTAAGGTGTTGGAATATCTTACTGGAGTTGCTGATGACGTATCCGCTATTCCAAAATATGTTGGTGGTTCGGCTGGGGGTAATGCGGGTAGGACTGCTTCGGGTCTTGCCATGCTTATGGGTAATGCATCCAAAATACTGCAGACAGTATCGGCTAATATTGATCGAGAGGTTATGGAAGTTGCTCTTCTTCAACTCTTCGACTTAATTCTTTTGACGGATACTTCTGGGATCTTGACCGGCGAGGAACGTGTCAGCGTTGAGGGAGTGAACGTGGCAATTCAGCGGGAGACATTGCGACAGCGTCAGATAGAGTTCCTGCAGGCGACGGCTAACCCGATCGACCAGCATATCATGGGCATCGGAGGTCGCGGCAAGGTTCTGCGGGCGGTGTCTAACACGATCGGTCTTGTCGGGGAAGAAATTATCCCCCCTGACGACAAGCTTGACCAGATGCAACAACAGCAAACGCAACAACAGCAGCCGGGGGCGGGGGGTAACGTTCAGCAGGCAATTCAAGAGGGCGTGCAAGCTGGCGTTAAGATGGGTGTGCAAAGGATAACTACTGATTTGGCTGCAG